ACGTGATGGCCCACTACGGGTTCAGCGAGCGATCTGCGAAGCGGATTCTCTCAGCCCTTACCAAGCGAGGCTTGATCGAGTTCTGCCCGGACCCGAGGCCGGGGTTCTATAAGCTCTGCAATCCGGAACTCCTGAAAGAGATTGACCAAGATACCTGGCCTGACCAGAACGGCCCAGAGGAAGGTTGAGCTTCGCCGTCAGCAGTACTTTCACGTCAACTGCTCGAAGCAGCCCAGTCTTCTACCTTGAGCTCAGAAGCCACTTCCTGGATGCGTGCCATTGCGTCGTTTGTCACGAGGACGAGGTTACGCTCGATGGCCTGTGCCGCAATCCACAGGTCATTCTCTTGGATGCCGAGTTCCTTGGCCGTGACAGGGTCGATCAGCTCTTCTGGCCGTAGGCCCTTCCTTCGTCTCTTCTTCGGGGCAAACTTCTCGAAGAGTCTGGCTCGGAGGTCCCCATACGTAGCTGTTGGCGTCCTGGCGGAAGATGGCCGCGAGACGGCTGCACGCTTCGTCGTCGAGCAGATGCAGCAGACGAGCCACCTCCAGCCGGACCGACCAGTCCGGATCGCATGCCAGGAGGTCCAGTAGTTCGACGACGATCGGTTCTTCGCCAGCGCTGCGGGAGAGGATCGCGTCCTCGATGGCCTTGACCAGGCTTCGCCGATCATCGACCGACATCTTGTCAGGTCGCTCGCGAAGCGTTTCGAGGGCGGCATCCAGATTGGGTTGAGTCCGTTCAACCATCAGTAGTTGTACCTGTCCTTTCTCCGGACGAAGGCCTCCTTGCCGCCCTCGAGCAGGTTGATGATCTCGATCTTGCAGTCGTCGACCGAGCCTTGGTTCGCCAACCGCGAGCGTTCAACGTTACTGGTCAGCACGTACACCGCCGATGCCTCGCCGAGGACCGGGATGTTCGGATTGTGCGTGATCAGGATGATCTGGCGATTCTGCTTCACGCGGTGAATGGCGTTGACCACGGTGTCGTAGATGTAGCGGTTGACCGAGCGTTTCGAGCACGGGTCGCCCGTGGCGATGCACTGATCGACGAAGTCATCGAGCGGCACGGCCTTGGACTTGCCGGGCTTGGACACGCCCAGCAGCGCCGACGTGTCCACCTCGTCGGTCAGCGTGAACAGGGGCCAATCCCACTTCAGCGCACGCGGTGCCATGGGCGGCCAGCTGCGGACGGCCGATTCCAGCACGATGATGCCGTCCTCCTCGTGCGGCCGCAGGATCAGGTGCGTGTCGGCCGCACGGCTCTGGCTGCCCGCGCCGGCACCCACATCGGTCACCGCCTTGCCGGATTGATTGCCCTTGGACGTGTGGTGAATCAGGACGAACGCGCACTGCAACCGGCTGGCATAGTGATCGATCAGGTTGTAGAGGTTGGCGATTGCGCCGTTGTCGTTCTCATCCGTGTCGCGCGGCAGCGTGCGGTAGAAGGCGTCGAGGATGACGATCTTGTACTGGCCCGGCTCGATCTGCTCGAACAGACGGGCCAGGCCGTAAAGGTCGCGGAGCCGGCCGCGCAAGGACACCATGTCGATGTTGCCGCTGTAGAGGTGGTGCGGGAAGTCCATGGCTTCACTGATCACCCGGTAGCGGTAGGCGATGGTGTTCTCGTGCAGCTCGTTGTCGATGTGCAGCACGCGGCCCGGCTCGACCGTCAGGCCCAGCCAGTCCAGGCCCGAGGCGACGGAGATCGCCAAGCGGGAGACGAACCACGACTTGCCGACCTTCGGGCTGGCGATGACGTTCATCGTCTCGCCTTCCCGCAGCAGTTCGTGGATGATCGGGCGATTGAGGCCGGTGAACCCGGTGATCAGGGCTTTGAGTCTCTGAATCTCTGGCCCACTGTCGGCATTGTTCGCCGCACCATGGCCGATGTGCGCATTGTCCGACGGACATGCGCCGGGTGCGGCGGACATTCCGCATAGGGCCGAGATGTCCGCACCATCGGCGTTGTGCGTCGAACAATGGCCACCGAAGCCCATGGTCCGCAGACAACGGGCGGCCTGTTCGAAGTCTCCGCCGTGTTCGAGCAGTGTGTAGACGGCGAACGGTGCATAGCCGGTCTGCGGCTCGAATGGCGCGGCATTCGAGCTGAAGACGTAGAAGACCGGGCCGTCGGAACACTCCTTCAGCGTGGCCGACCAGCCTCCTTCGCGCGAATCCTTGCCCGGGCGACGCCAATATTCGTTGCCGTCCGCGCCTTGTCGGTCGGTCAGGCGGACCCAGCCAGCGTTCCGCAGCACAGCCCGCACATCTCCGCGACGGTTGAAATCATCGCCCGGCCTGTCGGCATTGTCGGCCGACATGGAGCGGTTGTGCGAAGGGCCGGCGGACATCGGCGTGATGTGGGCGTTGTGCGACGCACCATGGCGATTGTCCGAATCATCGGCCGATAATCCGCAGATCTGCGAAATGTCCACCGACATCGGCCGACCATGGCCATTGTCCGACGGACCATCGCACATGTGGGCGCTCTCTGGCGGACAGCCGCCATTGTTCGAATTGTCTGCCGAGAGTCCGCCTTGTCCGACGGACAACGCGCTTCTCTGGCCGACATTCGCGCTGTGCGGCGGACATTCGTTCAGATCCCACGCCGCCTGGAGCAGAACGTCGCGCTCGGCCTCGGTCAGGACGGGCAGATCGCACAGGTCGCCCTGGGTGATCTCGTATCCGGCCGTCGGGGCGCATAGGAACAACCCGCCTTCGCCACGGGTCTCGATCAGCGTGACGATCTTCTCGTCCACGCGGCGCTGGGCCAGCTTCAGGTTGCCGCAGACGGCCACGGTGCAGCGGTAGATCACGTGCCAACCACCCGATGGCGTGCGTTCCACGACCAGCCGCTCGCGCAGGTCGGCGGGTATGCGGTCCCACCAGGCCGAGAACAGCTCACCGCCGCCGTCGAAGTCGATGATCTCCGCGTTGTCCGACGCACACCCGCAGACAATGCAGACAGCGTCGGGATGTTGCCCGGTGTTCGCCAACCAGGCGGACAACTCGGCCGAGGTGGGCAGTCTCTTCTGATACTGCTTCCACCGGCCCACAGCCGGGCGCTTCTCCGCCCGCCGGGCAGGCAGCACGCAGAGACCGGCTTCCAGGTAGGCCCGCGCCGCATCCGAAATGGACATGCACTCAGTCATGCGACGGCGTTACCTCCACCGATTCGAGGTTGCAGCGGAAGTGCCAGAACATCCGCAGCGCCTGCCGTGTGACCGGGAAAGGCTCGGCCGGCTCGGTCACCTGATGGATGTCGCACTCGTGGGCCTGCTGGACGATCCGCTCCAGGTCATCGATGCCGATGCCTTTCACGGCGTCGAGCAGGTGGGCCACACGGTCGACCGTGTTTGGTTTGTCCAGACATGCGCAGGGCATGGAGTCCTCCTTCAAAACGGAATGTCGTCTTCGGGCCAGACCGGCTCGGGCACGTCGTCGTCGACGCGTTCATCGCCGCCGTCGAGGCGCGGCGGGATCGGCCCGAGTTGGTAGTCCGTGATGCGGTCGAACTTCTCGCCCGCCACCGACCGCACGGTGATGGCGCTTGTCGGCGCGAGCGCCCCGGCCTCGGCCAGTTCGACCGCCTCCTCCGCCGAGTCGGGGAATGGCTCGTTCGACCTGGCCCGCCACCAGGCCTCGAACTTCTGCCGCGCGTAACCGGAGTGCTCGGGGCAGACCCATTCGCTGTGGTAGTCGTTGAAGCCGCAGCGGTAGTCGATCCGTAGCGTGCGGGGATGGTCTTCCGGCGCGTCGCGCTTCTGGTGGACGCTGTAGTAGGCCCCGGTGACGGTGTATTCCGTCTCGGTGACCTCGCCCGAAAGGATGCCCGCCGTGGACGCCTGGTGGTCGTGCTTCTCGCGCTCCGGCGGCGGAAACTCGTACCCGCACTCGGGGCAGGTGGCGTAGGCGGCGTGGATCACCGCTTGGCACTGCGGGCACTCCTTCGCCGGCGCTTCACCGTTGCCGCCGGCGCGGTCATCGACCTGCAGCGCATCGACCGGGCCATGCCGCAGGATGTTGCCGCCGAAGTCCAGAACCAGGCAGTCGGCCTTCGACGGATCGAGGCGGAAGCCGCGACCGACCATCTGGTAGTAGAGGCCCGGTGACATCGTCGGCCGCAGCAGCGCCACACAGTCGATGTTGGGCGCGTCGAAGCCCGTGGTCAGCACGTTGACGTTGACCAGGTACTTCAGATCCCCGACCTTGAAGCGGCGCAGCGTCTCGGCTCGCTCGAACGGCAGCGTCTCGCCGCAGACGAACCCGCACTCATGGCCCATCTCGCCAAGCACGCGCTGCACATGCAGGGCATGCTGCACACCGGAGGCAAAGATCAGCACCGAATGCCGCTCGCGGGTGTGATCGACGATCTCACGGCACGCTGACCGCACCAGTGAATCGTCGTCCATCAAGGCCTCGACCTCGCCCGCGATGAACTCGCCGCCCCGAACGTGCAGGCCCGAGGTGTCCACCTTTCGTCGGCCCGCCTTGGTCTTCAGCGGGCACAGGTAGCCCTGCACGATCAACTCGCGGACGCCCACCTCGTAGCAGACGTGGTTCAGCAGATTCTCGGGCGCACAGATCATGCCCGACGTCATACGGTACGGCGTGGCGGTCAGGCCGATCAGGCGGACGTTGGGATTCACCTCCTGCGCGTCGGCCAGGAACGTGCGATACATCCCCTCGCCGTCGGGCGGGAGCATATGACATTCATCCAGAAGGATGATGTCGAAGCTGTCGAGGTTTTTTGCCCGCCGGTACACGCTTTGAATGCCCGCCACGATGATCGGATGGTCGGTGTCGCGGCTGCCCAGGCCGGCGGAGTAGACGCCGATCTGATTCCACAGGTCCGGTGCCATCGCGTGGAGCTTGTCCACCGCCTGCTCGAGCAGTTCCTTCACGTGCGCCAGGATCAGCACCCGCCCGTTCCACTGGCTGACCGCATCGCGGCAGATGCTGGCCATCACCGGCGTCTTGCCCCCGGCCGTCGGGATGACGACACAAGGGTTGTCATCCCGACGGCGCAGGTGGTCGTAGACGGCCTCGACCGCTTCGGCCTGGTACGGACGCAGCGTGATCGCAGGCGCTTCTGGAGGTGGCAGAAGCGACTGGCTCAAGCTTTCGCCTCCTCCGGAAGCGGGAACAGCTCCTGCTTCGTCGGCATCAGCCGGGTGATCGGCTCGTCCTTCAGGAATGCCGCCAATGCTCTTTCCATCTTGGCGTAGCGCTCGCGCAGCAGATGGTTGGCGTTGCCGCCGTTGTTGTACAGGTACTGTCGAAGCAGGATCACGGCGACAGCATCGGAATTGGGCACGACGCCGGTGCTGAGCATCTCCCCGAACTCCATCAGCCGCTTCTGGTCCGTCGAGTAGTACGCCCGGGCGATCACTCCCCGCGTGGTGGCGTTGCAGATCCGCTTGCCCCGGGGCAGAGCGTTGATTGCGAACTCCACCGCTACGGCATGCCGACCCAACGCGTCAGATGCCTCCAGCGGCGTCATCGCCAAGGGGCCGGACATGCCGCCAAGCATCGCTTTGAGCGTCGAGGTGTGGCGGGTGGTCACCTGGCCGTGCTGCTGTCCGAGCCGAAGTTGGTCTGCCAGACTTCGGGCCCTGCCGACATTGATCGTGGGCAGCGCCTCGGGTGGGATGTTGAAGAACACGTGCATCTCCACAGGTCTGTCAGCAGTGACGATGGCCCACAGACGGTGTTGGCCGTCGAGCAGAACGCCATGCGGGTCGAAGGCGATGCCCTCGTGGGTCAGCCGCCATCGTCCGGCCGTCATGTCGCGAGCGAGCCTCTTGACGTAGGAGTCGCTGACCGTGCGGTTGTTCGTGTTCGCGTTGTCCAGCCAATTCAACGCCATGGTCGGAGTGATGGTCATCAGGTTGCAGTGCGGGCGGACCTTTGCGGTTCGAGGTTCAGCGAGGGCGATCATTCGGATGCTCCTTCCAAGTAAGCGGTTAGTTCCTTGACCAGCGCGCGGGCGAAGTCATGGCCCATGGCGCTGAGGATGGCACGACACGCCCAGTGCGGATCGTGCGGCAGTTCGAGTGCGGTCTTCGGTTGGTGGGTCGAGTGGCCCCGGATGGGCGTCATCGCGTTGGGCGACAAGCCCGGCTTGGGCTCGAAGCGACGGGGTGTCTTCTGACTACGGCCGATGTTGCCGGTCTTCATTGGGTAGGTCTTGCCGTTACGCTCGACCTCGCGATAGTCATCTTGCGCACGTGCGCAAGATGGAGGTATTTCCTGTGCGAGCTTGTTCACGAGCCGCAGCGAGACACGACAGGCTTGGGCAATCTCCTCCTGAGTTTTGCGTGACCATTCGCTGTCCTGCAGAAGGGTCAGCACCGCCTTCCGTTTGTCGTCGTTGCTTCGGCGCAGGCCGTGATCTGCATTGGCACCCACGGAGTAGAAGATCGCATCGCGCCTCGTGCCTTGATGGACCTCTGCGAAGATGTGGTTGCAGTTGATCTTCCGGTTGGCCCAGTAGCGATGGAAGCCATCGGCCAGCCAGTAGTTCGCGCCGTCGAAGAACACAACCACAGGGGGCAGGTTCTTGCCGTTGCCGTAGTCGTCGGCGTACTCATCGACGACGGCTTGGTCGATGGCCACGCGGGGTTGTGTGCCACCATCGATACGGATCTGGTCGAGCCGCAGGTTTGTGGGTTCATCAGTTGTCATGGTGGTGCTCACTTTCTGTCTGGGAATACCTGCCCCCACAGAGCGGGCAGCGACGCAGGGGTATCTCGGCGATTCGAATCACGACCGTGCCGTTCCGAACCACCTCACATCGCCGCACGGCCAGCAGGTCGATCTGGCTGTCGTCCTCGAACACGCCGGCGTGCGCCAGCGAGTCCTGCGTGCACTTGATGAGGTTGTCGAGGTCGCGCCGGCGTCTATCGGGTGGGAAGGCGTCCATCGCCAAAGCGATGCGTCCGCCCGCAGGCGGTTTGCGGATGCCGTTGCCGCCGCTCGGGGCCAGGAGCCCGCAGATCGCTCTGCGGTACTCCCGGCCCTCGCGGCTGATCAACGTGCGCGGCCCGACACGCCGGTAGTAGTGATTCACGCTCGGGGGCCAGGGCAGAGTCAGATGCACGACTGCTCCCTTTCCGCCACGCTGTCGATCCAAAGCACTGTGTGGCATTTCTCGGCCGGCAGGACCAGGACGAGGTCCATGTTGTGGTGCGCCAGGCTCTCGTACCGACTGAGGCGAATCAGGGCGGCGCTGAGGCTTTTGGCGAGGCAGTCAATTCGTCTACGGTCTTGCTCTGCTGACATGGCTCTACCTCTTCCACGGCGGCGTGGTGTCGTTGGTCGGGGCCTGCTGCGGACGACCGGCGGCTGTCGCCTTCGCCTCGTAGCCCTTGACCTCGTTGGTGATCTCGCCGGTGTCCTCGCGCTTCTTGCACTTGACCGAGATCACGAGCGGGATGTTGTGCAGCTCGACGCTGTCTTTCGGCTGCATCACCCCGACAGCGCGGCAGATGGCCGAGAGGTTGCCCCTCGCGATCTTCTGCGTCAGGTCGTTGGGGTGGTTGATGCAAAGCCGGTCCCAGGTCTTGCGGCCCTTGCTGTCGCCCTCGAGGACGGTGAACTCCAGCTGCAGATAGCTGCCGTCGCCTTTCTTCGTGGCCTTCATCTCGCTGGCGGTGATGGCCACGAGGTATTTGCCGGCCGGCAGCGCCTCGAACGACGTGGTCGGCTCGACTTCGTTCGCGTTGAATCCATTCAGATTTGCCATGGATCAGTTCTCCTCTGGAAGTTGGCTGTTGGGATAGAGGTCGGTTTCGTCGGGCACACGCTCGTCGGACTCGCCAGGGGCTAGAGCGTCCTTGGCTGCCTGGAGCAGATGAATGAGACAGCCGAGCGATCGTCGCCGCAGCCTCGCCGAGGCCGTCGAGACGCCCATGTCGGAACCGAAATCCAGCACGACGCTGTTGTCGTTCTCGTCGATGCCGACGTGGATGGCTGCGTACTCATCTCCTGCCTCAGTCACGCACGAATCATCCGGCCACATCTGACCCAGCGGCATCGTGCTCGACCCGTTGATGCGGTTGTATCGATGTCCCATGGATCAGCTCTCCTTGCTGTTGTGGTGTGGGTCGCTGACAAGCCGTAGGTTGGGCTTGTCGTCGGTGTTGACGTTGCTGCTCATGGCCTGCATCAGCGCGGGCCACGAGAGGGGAAGCTTGGCCGGCAGGCTGTAGCGGTTCTTCGCCAGGATCACGTTGGTGCCCTCGGTCAGCAGCAGACGCTGATCGTCCTGCCGGTGGGCGTACAGCACGCAGTCGGCCCACTCGATGAAGGGCGGCGCGATCCAGTGCGGCAGGTCGGGCGAGGCTAGACGCTGGTCGTAGCCCTCGGGCATGGTCATCTTCGTGTTGGCCGCGTGGGCCAGGAGGATGATGGCCGCGCCGGTCTCTGCCACGGCGTTGAGCATCGGCAGCAGATCGCGGTAGACAATGTTCTGCACGATCTCGCGGGCTTTGAAGTACCCGCCGTGGGCGGTGCCCAACGTGCTGGTCAGATCGGCACCGGCCTTGGGATCGAGGTCGTGCACGACGTGCTCGACGATCCGCTGGACCATCCAGTCGATGGTGTCGATAGCCAGGGCCTGGGGCGCGTCGGCCTTGTCCAGGTCTGCCAGTTCGACCAGCCACTTGCGCATCTGCGGCCAGGACTGCAGGTACGGCGTGCGGGTCAGGTTCGCCACGGCACCGGCACCATTTTCGCAGTCCAGCAGGACTGCATTGGCCGAGGCCGCGAAGGTGGTCTTCCCGACGCCCGGCTGGCCGTAGACGATCATCTTGGGCGGCGCGGGCGTGGTGCTCTTGATCAGTGAGTTCATCAGGGTCATGCCAGTTCTCCTGCGCAGTGGTTGCCGACGTTGGGGTGCCAGGTCAGAGCCTGCTTGCCGCTGACGGTGCAGGTGCGGCTCTTGCCGTTGCGGACCATGCCGGCGCGGCGCAGTTCCGGCAGACGCTTGTGGGCCTTGATGCCGAGGCTGTCCTCGATCTCGCGGGCCGTGAGCCCGGGCGTCTGCATCACGGTCTGAAAGCACATCGCCCGATGCTGTCGGGCCGAGCCGTTGGCTTCGGCCTCCCGCCCGGCCAGCGCCGACGTGGGCGGGTCTGTGTTGCGGTAGTTGGGGTTCATGTCGTTCTCCGGTTGTCTGTTGGTCTGTTCATGTCCTGTCTCGCTGGCCAGCGAATGCGACGGCCGGGGATCGAACCCGGGCGGGCCTTCAGCTCACGGCAGGCAGCCCGACGTGGCCAGGGGGGAGGTCTTGGCCGTGATTCACGCTCCTTCCGGCAGGAGCTTCCGTCGCAGTAATGGCAGGTGCGGGAGTCGAACCCGCGTCCCGGGGCTTATGAGGCCCAGGTAGCCCGGCCCTGCCGAAAAGCGCCCGGGCGGGCGTAGGGAGTCCGGCCGCGTTCCTCCGTGATGGCATCCATGCCGCACGGCACGCCGTCCCGCCCGGGCGCGGAGATGGATCAGGGGAAGTCGAGAATGCGGATGACCTCGTAGCCGGTCGGGAAGGCGTCGATCTCCCAGGCCCGACGCAGGCGACGGATCGCCTCCTCGTTCTCCTGCCTGGCGATGGCGAGAGTGTTGTCGCCCAGACGCCAGACCCCGCAGCGGAACGGCTCGGTCTTCTCGATGCCGATGAGGTAGACCGGGACCAGTTCGTCGATCACCTGGCCCAGGACGGCCTGATAGAAGGCCATCTGGTTGTGGTAGCGCCGGCGCTTGGCGTCGTTCTCGAACCAGGTCAGGTCGGCCGTGGTCTTGAGGTCGACTACGCCACGATGAGGATGAATCCAATCGAATCGAGCCTGGCACGGCGTGTCGCAGTAGGTCGTGCGGATCACGCCCTCGGAACGGCCATAGAGAAGAAGGTCCACGGCTTCATCGTTCATGGCCACGCCGCTGGCCATCTGCTCGATCAATTCGACGTGGTCGTGGGAGAGGACGGGCCTGCCCTGGGCCTCGGCCCACTCGGCAAAGGCCTTGGTGGTCGAGCCGAAGGGCTTACCGGTGCGGGGATTGATGGGACCGCCGATGGCGAACTGAGTCTCGTAAGCGTCGCGGCCCTCGAGGATGCGGACGTGGGTGGCGCGGCCGATCAGCAGCGCGGGCGAGTCATGGTCTTCGATCAGGCCCAGCTGCTTCTTGCGGTAGAGCCACGGGCAGGCCATGAAGTCGAGCAGTTGATGGCTCGACAGATACTCGCCCGCCTTGGCGTGGTACTCGTGGGCCGGCTCGGCGCTCAGCACGCCAAGGTCGATCACCAGGTTGTCGTTCGCGGTCTGCGGCATTGTCGGACTCCCATGCTTGGGGCAGTGGTCGCTGCCCTGCGTCCGTAGTGCCTATTGCCGCAGAGGCCAAAAACTTCGCGGTGCCATTCAAAATCACATGAGCGCTCACATTCCGATCATGTGAGCGCTCTTGGCACCGGTGACACGTCATGTGACGATCACATGACGCTCATGTGATCTTCGCCGTTCACATCCACGGCTAGATACGTGGCACCGGCTTGGCCGTGACCATCGCTTCCGTCGCTACGGGACAGGCCCGAGCGCAAACGAAGCCCTGGTTACGGAGAGCCGAGCCATGAAGAAGAATCGAGTTCGAGAGCTGTATCAGCAGTACGTCGGCGGGATGGATGAGTGGCAGATCAAGTTGGCCATCGCACGCATGATGCACTTCCGCGTGCCGCAGGAGGCCTGGCAGGACACGATGCAGGAACTGGCCATCGTGGTCCACGAGTTCACGTTCGATGCGGGTAAGGCCCATGCGGCCAGCGAGGAAACCATCCTCTGCCGCCTGCTGGACAACCGCATCCGCATGCTGGCGCGGGCCAATTCCCGCCGTCGGGCGTTGATCGAACGCCTCGGCCAGATGACCCAGACCGAAGAGGACGGCCACACGCCGGACGGCATCGCGTCCGATGGCGAGGTCCGGCAACTGGTGGCCGCGCTGACGCCGCTGCAGCAGCGGATCTGCTTTGGGTTGATGAACGGCATGAGCGAGTTGCAGATCGCTGCGGCGCTGGGCCGGCACTACACGACGATCTGCCGCCACGTCGGGCACATTCGCCAGGCTCTTGCCGACCGGGGGTTCGACACATGGTCTGCCTGAACACCGACCGCCGCGTGCCGTCCTCGGCCGACGCACGCATGGACGAACTGGCCGAAATCCTCGCCCGAGGCATGCTTCGTATGGGGACGAAAAAGAGTGGTTCGGGTCGCGGGAACCGCCTTGAGCTTCCGGCCAAAACGAGGCTCAGTGTCACCACTTCCGAAGCACGGAACGATTGCGAGGTGACATGATGCAGAAGACCGTTTTGAAGCAGATCGACGAGTTGAACCAGATGTCCATGGCCCAGCTCCGCAAGCGTTGGGCGGACCTGATGGGCACCGACCCCGGCAGGCTGGGGAGGCAGTACCTGATGCGACGCCTGGCGTACCGCGTCCAGGAACTGGCCTATGGCGGGTTGAGCCCCCAGGCCCGGAGGCAGCTTGAGGCTGCCGCCGAGGGCAAGACCAGAACCGCCAAGCCATCCAAGTCCAAGAAGACCATTCTCGCGCCGGGCACGCGGTTGCTGCGCGAATGGCGGGGCGACAGGTACGAGGTCATCGTCGAGGCCGACGGGTTCCGCTACGACGGCAAGCTCTACCGCAGCTTGACGGCCGTGGCAAAGGCCATCACCGGCTCGCACACCAGCGGCAACCTCTTCTTCGGCATCCAGCGCAAGCGAGGTGACTCATGAGCAAACCCACGCGAGAGGTGCGGTGCGCGATCTACACGCGCAAGAGCCACGAGGAAGGCCTCGACCAGGAGTTCAACTCCCTCGATGCCCAGCGACAGTCGGGCGAGGCGTATATCGAATCCCAACGCCACGAGGGCTGGAAGCTCATCCGCAAGCGGTACGATGACGCCGCCTATTCCGGCGGCACGCTGGAGCGCCCGGCCCTCCAGCAGCTGCTCGCGGATATCCGCGACGGTCACATCGACTGCGTCGTGGTCTACAAGGTGGACCGGTTGAGCCGGTCGCTGCTGGACTTCGCCAAGCTGATCAACCTGTTCGACGAGCACGGCGTCAGCTTCGTCTCGGTGACGCAGCAGTTCAACACGACCACGTCCATGGGCCGCTTGACGCTGAACATCCTGCTGTCGTTCGCCCAGTTCGAGCGCGAGATCATCGGCGAGCGCATCCGCGACAAGAAGCAGGCCACGGCCCGCCAGGGCAAGTACGTCGGAGGCGGGCCGATCCTCGGCCTGGACGTGGTGGACAAGAAATACGTGGTCAACCGCGAGGAGGCCAAGCTCGTCCGCGACATCTTCGACCGCTTCGAGAAACTCGAGTCCTGCCGCAAGGTCGCCGTCGCCCTCAACGCCGAGGGCTACCGCACCAAGGCTCGACCGACGACCAAGAGCGGCAAGCAGCGCGGTGGCAAACCCTGGCGGCAGCGGAGCGTCTACGAGGTGCTCATCAACCGCCGATACATCGGCCAGGTGGTTCACAAGGGCAAGGCCTACCCCGGCGAACACGAGGCCATCGTGCCGACCGAGCAATTCGAGCGCGTCCAGAAGCAATTGAGCGCCAACAAGACTTACACGCACAAGCACCAGGTGCGCCGGTTCGTCCTGCTCCGGCGGATGATCCAATGCGGCCATTGCGGCGGCCGCGTGCAACCGACCTGGACCCGCAAAGCCGGCCGCGAGTACCGCTACTACGCCTGCACGAAGAAGGTCAAGGAAGGCTATGGCCAGTGCCCACTGCCGAACCTGCCCGCCGGCCAGATCGAGACGGCGGTCGTCGACCAGTTGCGGGCGCTGCTGCGTCACCCCGACGTGATCGCCAGGACGTACCGCGAGATCAGCAAGTCGGGCGGCAGCGGACCAGACACGGCCACGCTCGCCAAGCTGGACGAGCTGCGGATGCGGCGAGGGCAGACGCAGAAATCCATCCGGGCGGCGCTGAACGTCGCCGACCAGGACGAGGGCTTCCTGGCCGACGAGCTCAAACGGCTCAATGACGAGCTGCGGTCACTGGACAGGAGCATCCGCGACCTCGAGGCCAAGGCCACGCAGGGCGCGCCGGTCGAACTCGACCGCGTCGGCGAAGCCCTGCGGGCCATCGATCCGATCTGGGACGTGCTGTTCCCAGAGGAGCAGCGGCGCATCGCCCAGCTTCTCGTCGAGGAAATCACCGTCAGCACCAGCGGTATCGACATCCGCTTCCGCACCAACGGCATCGAGCAGATCGTTGAAGAACTCCAGCCCATCGAGGAACGTGCCCATGCATGACACGACACTCATCGAGGACCAGCAGAAGGACCGCTATCCCGGCCTGCGCGTCCGCCGCGACGGCGACGCCGTGGTGGTCCACATCCCCATGCGGCTGCGCCGTCGCAATGGTCGGTGCATGGTCTTGGCCGAAGGGGAGGCCGCGCCGGTCTCAGCGGCCCGGCACGTCGAGTACACCAACGGTGCCAACCGGACGCTCATTGAGGCCATCGCCAAGGGACGCCGCTGGCAGGCCCAGATCGAATCCGGCGAGTACGCCAGTCTGGAAGACCTGGCCAAGGACGTCGGCTGCGACCGCACCTACGTCGGTCGCATGCTCCGCCTGACCAGTCTCGCCCCGGACATCATCGAGGCGATCCTGCGGGGGGACGAACCCGACGGGCTCAGCCTGGAGAAGTTGCGGAAGAACCTGCCCGTGCGGTGGGACGAGCAGAGGAGAATGCACAACCGCCCTGGATAGCAACTCACATCTGGTTTATCTCATTGATCGCATCGATCTCCGCCTCAACCTGCAACCGCACCTGCTTATCCAGAGCCTGCTTCATCGGCTCAAACTCACCCTCGATGGTTGACTGGATGTCGTCGGCAAGCTTCGACCGAGTTTCCTTAACCTTCTTGTCTGTTACCGCTCGTCGGCGTATCCAGCCCGGCACCTCCCACCCCTCAGCCATGTCCTTGGCCGCCTCTGCTCCATAGAACATCACAAGAGCGCCGACCACCAAGCCAATGATCGCCCCGATAATCCATCCCAGTGGGCCGGAAGCGATCAACGCCATGCCGCCTCCTCCGCAGATCATCGCCACGACGCTGGCGATGATCCCTGTACTGAATGAGGCGACGGTGTTGAAGATGTCGGAGTAGAAGTCGGGCATTTCCACGCTGACGGCAACGTTATTCGTCGAAGACCGAGACAACTCAAGCGAGCCACTTGGCGCGGCCAAGCCATACTCGTCAAACCACGCTCCCACAGCTTCTGTAACGTCCGCCGGGAGCGCCCTGCTCAGCACGGTCATCTTTTCCTCGATGATGCCGAGCAGGCGAGGCTCGAATGCTGACGTGGCGCTGGCGATCTGCTTCTTGAGCGAGGCCACTGTGCCGCCCTTGTCACGGAATTGCACAAGGATCGGCCGAAGCTTTTGATCGAATAATTCCCCAGTCACCGCAGTGGCCACTGCTTTTGCGACCTCGTCGACTCGCTTCTTCACCAACGGGTCCAGCTTCTTCGACACGAAGGTTGGCAGATTCGCCCGAAGGTTTTCCTGAGCGTGACTGAATTGGCGGCGAAGTGCTGGCACGATGGACAGCCCCTCGGAAATCGCTGCGTACGGCCTATCGCTCCGTCTGATCCGGGACTCATCGATCCCGAGTTCTTCGACCACCGTGTCCACGACGAACGGCCATTGGCTGCTGCCGCC